TTGCAGTGTTCCCCAATACTTTAGTTCATAATCAATGGCCAAAGCTAATTGCTGCTGATCATGAAGAAAAAGTGGAGTACTGTAAAGGAAATTATCAGGGGCGTCAGCGAAGTATCTATTTGCGAGCACTCCAACAAATAGATGCTGGTGAAGACAATTGGAAAGAAGGTGCGATTAATAAGCTAGATGAAACTCTTTTCACTAGAGCGATTGCGCGAGACGATTTTCTTGACAATGATCCAACTCAAGGGACAAGCTGGAAGATTCGACAAAGAATTGTTCAATCCAGCCACCCAAAAGTTACAGCTCAAATTACTCATGAGGTTGATAAAATCACAAGACGTTTGATTCGTGATTGGGAAGAGCCTTTTCTCATTAATGGTTATCGTGTTTTATTTGTATATGCAAGTAAAATGACCCAACACCAGATGACCGAGATGATTTTCCAGTTGTTCGAGCGTTTTGGAATTGATTTGGACTTCATTAGTATGTGTGCCGGTGATGATTCCCTCTTGGCATATCAACATAATGGACAAATTTGGTTTCTTGAAGCCGATTGTAGCCATATGGATGCCAGTGAATGGGATGCTGCTCTTGAGTTTAATTATCGTTGTTATGCCCGATTAGGGATGTCTCGCTATGCCCTTAATCTTTTACGAAAACAAGATTCTGGCCCTCGGCTCTATACTCATGCAGAAGGGGTGGTAATTGTCACCCCACCTGCAGGAATACCCATTAAAAACACTGGTTCCAACACAACCAGCATCGGTAACACTTTGAGTGCCCAAGCAATTGTACATGAAACCATCATGACGTGGAATGGTAGAATTGGTGACCTTAAGCAGACCTATATTAATGCTGCAACCAATTTGAATTTTGTCGTGAAGGTGGAATGTGCACCTTGGGAGATGCGATATCCCACGTTCCTAAAGAATATACTTACGCCACAAGGGTTTGTATTGGAATGTGGGCTTGTCGTGAAAATGGGGAAGACCCTGACGAATCCTGTTCAAGTAACAGGTGTTAAAGATTATTTATTAGCTTGGAGGCACATGATTTTTGCAATGGCAAAATGTTATCGTTTTTATAAAGTTGATTTGATCGTTGATGCTATGTTAAGATATTTTGAGCGAATAGGCCTGCCGTTTCACAAACCAATTCGCATGGAACATTATTTGATGCAAAACCTGCCACAAGGACCCGGTAGTGTATATACTGAGTTTGATATCTATGAACGATATCAGTTGAC